ATAAAACGAACACGACCGCATTTTTGGGGCGATAAAAGTCAAGATGTGGGCAATGGATGTTAAAATGTGATTAAAATGGGAAAAGGAAGAAAGCCAAAACCGACGGCAATATTGAAGGCGCAAGGCACATATGACGCCAGCCGTCACAAGAATAGATTGGAGGCCGACGGCATTCCGTCAGCACCAACGATTCAGTCAGCCGAAGAAACGTTTGGTTGGCTTGTGAAGAAGTTGGACGACCTTGGGGTCGTTGCAGAAATTGACGCGATGGCGTTGCAGATGTTGGCGGACGCGTGGGAAGATTATCAGGTCCAACGCGCGGTGATTAAAGAACACGGCCCAACGTATTCGACGACAACGGCGCAAGGCGATTTGATGTTTCGCCCACGCCCGGAGGTCACAATGATGAATGCGTCGTGGGCGAAGATTGAAAAGATGATGACGCAATTTGGATTGACGGCATCGTCGCGTGCGAAGATTGAGACGCAAGAAAAGATTGAAACATTGGACGACCTGATTGCATGATGCACGACGAAACAAAATCAAACAAAATCATCAATTTCATTGAACGCGTTTGCACGCACGTGAAAGGTGATTTGGCTGGCCAACCATTTGTGTTGGAGCAGTGGCAAAAAGACTACATCCACAAATTGTTTGGGACGATGAACGCATCGGGTCAAAGGCAATACCGAACAAGTTATGTTCAGATTCCGAGAAAGAACGGAAAGTCAAATTTGTCGGCGGCCATTGCGTTGGCGTTGTTGTTTGTGGAAAAGGAACAAGGTGCGGAAATTTATTGTTGTGCATCGTCACGCGACCAAGCAAAAATCGTGTTCGAGGTCTGCAAACAAATGGTTCGCAACTCCGCGATTCTGACCAAGAATTGTCGCACGTATCAAAATTCAATTGTCCTCAACGGAACCAACTCGTTTTTGAAAGCGGTCGCGGCGGACGCTGGGTTGCTACATGGTGCCAACGCATCGGCGGTGATTTACGACGAATTGCACACGGCGAAGAATCGTGAATTGTGGGATGTGATGGCGACGTCGATGGGTGCGCGTTCGCAACCATTGATGATTGCGATTACAACGGCGGGCGTGTTTGATACGAATTCCATTTGTCACGAACTTTATTCCTACGGCAAAAAGGTGGACGAAGGCGTCATCGACGACAACACATTCTTACCATTGATTTACGAGGCCGACCCCGACGACGACATCCATGATTTGGAAACGTGGAAAAAGGCGAATCCCAATTTTGGAATCAGTATCAAACCCGAATATTTTGAAAAGATGTCACGCGAGGCAAAGACATTGCCGTCGTCGGAAATCGCATTCCGTCAACTGCATTTGAACCAATGGGTGAATTCATTGGCGTCGTGGATTACGGATGACGAATGGATGAAATCGTCGGGCGTTGTGGAATTGGAAAAATTAAAAGGTCGCAAATGTTACGGCGGATTAGATTTGGCCGCCGTTGAGGATGTCACCGCGTTCGTGTTGGCGTTTCCTATGGACGACGAATCCATCAAAATTGTTCCGTTCATGTTTGTGAGTGAAGCGGCCGTGGAACGCCGTCGGAATCAAACGGGCGGTTCTTACGATACGTTTGTGAGCAATGGCGAATTGATTGTGACGGAAGGAAATTCCACGGATTATAATGTCATTCAAAAGAAGATTTTGGAATGTGCGGAAGTGTTCGACATTCAGTCGGTGGCGTTTGACCGATGGAATTCCAATTCATTGGTTCAGCAATTGACGGACGCGGGCGTTGAAATGGACCCGTTTGGTCAAGGATTTATTTCGATGACATCACCAATAAAGAACGCGGAAATTCTGGTCAAAAAACGATTGTTGCATCACGGCGGTCACGGAATGTTGCGTTGGATGGCGGCGAATGTGGTGACGAAAAAAGACGATGCGGAAAATGTAAAATTCAGCAAATCAAAGGCGGGCGATAAGATTGACGGCATCATTGCAATGATTATGGCGTTGGGTGAGATGATGACGATGGAAGGCAAGGACATGACGGGGACGTCGACGTATGAATCGCAAGGCATTCGAATGTTATGATGAATTTAAATGACGCCCGTGATTTGGGATTGAAATTGTTTGAATTAGGGATGACGCCGTGGCTTGCGGAAACGGGCGACGGGTACATTGTGCGCATTCTTTTGGAAGGCGAAATCATCAATGTGTTCCGTTCTGATGTGGACCATTACGGCGACAACTAAAAAAAATTCAATTTTTTTTCCACGGAATGTGAATTGTATTGTTTTTTTTACTTAGATTTGAAGTATCAAACAATCAAAAAAACAACGACATGAAAATTGAAATCGAAATCAGAAAAAACAAAATGACAATTGAATTCAAAACAATTGGTTCGGGTCAAAATCCAAAATTATTTTCTTTTGTGAATGGCAAAAAATACATTTCACACAATCCGTTCAATTTTAAAAAAGACCCAACCGATGACATTCAAATGGTTGTTGAAGAATTAAGATTTGGCGCGTATAAATTTTTTGTATAAACCACCAACCCAAACCAAACGCCCCCCGCTGAAATAAACGGGGGGATTTGGTGGTAGAAAGTATCACGTTTATATTTAGAGCAAATGAACCACATTGAACACATAACCATCGGCACCATCATTGAGATGGTGCGCACTGGTAAACAATTCGTGGTGGATAGTATCACGCCACAAGGAATCGTCTTGAAAGAATGTTCGCGACTTGTCACATTTTCGCGTTCGGCATTGAATGAAAGGTTGAAAAGAAATTCGGCCATCATTGTACAACATTAGGGAAACGAAGGCCCGTTCGGGCTGGTAGTTGTTTTTTGGTTGGTGGGGACGTCGAAGGGCGTCCCCTTTTTTAATTGATTAAAAATAATTTTCAACGAATTGTGAATTGTATTGTTTTTTTACTTACATTTACATTGTAAAACAACCACAAAAAACAATTACAATGAAAAAGCCATTTACATTCAAAGAAGACATCGACAACAATTGTTGTTCTAACTGCGGTAAGAAATTAAACCCAAACAAAACGGTTTGGTTAGAATATTCAATCACTGATGGTTGTGTTTATGACCCTAATGAATTCCCACAAGGTCACGATTCACAAGGTTGGTTTGAATTCGGAGCAGATTGCGCTAAAAAAGTTGTGACGCGTAACGAGCAACCAGCAGAAGAAACACCCTCAGTTGATTGGGCGAAATTTTACAAGTCAACAACAAAAGAACAAATGTTCAACATGGTTTACAAATACGCAATGTTGATGACCGACGAAGACGAAGCAAAAGCGTTCGAGTTCTTAAAAGAAGAAAAGAAATTGTAAATCACCCAGTATTTGTGAAGCCCGCTTTTTAAGTGGGCTTTTTTTTGTTCAAAATCAACATTTTGCACATTGCAGATGATTGCGTAATTTGTCACCGAATTGTACAATCATATTCAACCGAATGGCGGAAAATCAAAATCTTTTCGGGCGTATCTTGGGAGCGTTTAGAAACAACCCAAATCGTCCATCGACATCGTTGGCGAATCCGGCCGAATGGTTGTTTTCCGACAACGAATCAAAAACGGGAATCGCGGTGACCGAAACCACGGCGATGCAATTGTCGGCGGTCTTTGGTGCCGTTCGTGTTATTTCTGAAACCATGGCGACATTGCCGTGGAGCGTAAAGCAGACCGACGACGAAATCATCGTCGATGCAAAAGGTCATCCAATCAACAAATTGATTCATCACCCAAATGCAATGATGACGGATTTCACATTCCGTGAAACGTGTCAAGCGCATTTGTGTTTGCACGGCAACGCATTCATCGCCATCAAACGTGACGGCGCTGGCAAGCCATTGCAACTGATTCCGATTCACCCCGAACGCGTAGATGTCAAAGTTTACAAGGACGAAAAGTTCTATCAAGTCGACGGCAAAGAAACGTTTGACGATTCTGAAATGATTCACTTGGTTGGATTAGGATTCGACGGCGTGACGGGCAAATCAGTTTTGGAAGCCGCACGCGAATCCATTGGCCTTGGATTAGCGGCCGACCGATTCGGTGGTTCGTTCTTTGGAAACGGCGCAAACGTGTCGGCAGTTTTAACACATCCGGGACGCCTTTCAGATGACGCCTACAAACGTTTGATTCGTTCTTGGACACAACGCAACGCGGGATTAGATAACGCCCACAAAACGGCTATTTTGGAAGAAGGGATGAAGGTGGAGAAAATGTCCATCAGCCCGCAAGAATCGCAATTCATTGCAACACGACAATTCGGTGTTGTAGATATCGCACGTTTTTTCCGCATTCCGTTGGCGTATTTGGGCAGTCTTGAAAATTCAAGCACTCGGGCCAATGT